TGCCACTGAACCTTCACCATACAACGTTGGTCAGGGTATGGCAACTGGTAGTGCTGAAGCACTTGATGATGGCACGGATGCCTTCAACCAGATGGCATTCTCAATCGAGAAGATCACCGTTACTGCTAAGTCCAGAGCCCTCAAGGCAGAGTACAGTTTAGAACTTGCTCAAGACTTGAAAGCAATCCACGGTCTTAATGCAGAAGCAGAACTTGCTAATATCCTCTCTACTGAGATCCTCGCTGAAATCAACAGAGAAGTTATTAGAACAATCTACAAGGTTTCTGAAGCAGGAGCACAAAGCAATGTTGCTACTAAAGGTGCATTCGACTTAGACATCGACTCTAATGGTAGATGGTCAGTTGAGAAGTTCAAGGGACTTATTTTCCAGATCGAGAGAGATGCTAACGCAATCGCACAAAGAACTCGTCGTGGAAAGGGCAACATGATTCTCTGCTCTGCAGACGTTGCTTCCGCACTAACAATGGCTGGTGTACTTGATTACACACCTGCTCTTAATGCTAACCTTAACGTAGATGACACAGGCAATACATTTGCTGGTGTTCTTCAAGGTAAGTATAGAGTATACATTGACCCATATTCTGCTAACGTTGCTGCTTCACAGTACTACGTTGCTGGATACAAAGGTTCTTCACCTTATGACGCTGGACTGTTCTACTGCCCATACGTTCCACTACAGATGGTTCGTGCTGTTGGTCAGGACACCTTCCAACCAAAAATTGGATTCAAGACTCGCTACGGCATCGTCGAGAACCCATTCTCACAAGGTACAACTCAGGGACTTGGTACTCTAACTAAGAACTCTAACCGTTACTACAGAAGAGTTAAGGTTGCTAACCTAATGTAATATAGATATTACATATCTTTTCGAGGGGGGGTCGCAAGACCTCCCTTTTTTATTTTATTTTATAAATAATATTACAATTATGTCTTTCTGTAGAAATGGAAAATATAGACCTTGATAGAGAAGTTATTTTAGAAAAGAAAAAAGTTGGAGATGCTATCAAAGCGATCTATAATACTGTTAAAAATGTTTCTACTAAAAGTGGTAAAACAATAGAAACATTAGGTACTGCTGCTGGTAAAAAGGCGGCAAAAGATGTTGCAACAAGAAAAGCAATTGTTAGTACTGCAAAAAAATATACTGAACCAGCAGTTAAAAAAGCAACTGAAATTGGAAAACAAGGTGTAAAAGATATTAAAACATTTGTCCCACCTGCAGCACAAGTAACTGGAACTGTACTAAAACAAACTGGTGAAGGTATTCGACAAGGAGCAGCACGTAGTTATGAAGCAGGTAGACAAGCAAGACAAACTTATGAAAGAATTAAGCAAACAAAATTAGCAGGAAGGACACAACAAGCATTAACAAGTGCATCGGAAAGAGGGAAAAAGGATCTTAAACTTACATTGGATCAAGGTGCAAAAACATGGGATCAATTTAGTAAGGATGTAAAAAATAAAACTTCAAACCTTTTAGGAAAAGCAGGACAGAAAACACAGACATCAAATACTGCAGGAAAAGTAGGACAGAAATCCCAAACAGCACCAGTTAAGAAACCAGATGGTCGTAAGAAACCAATGAATCCTTGGTTATCGTTCTGGAAAAAAGATCCAAATAAAAATATATCTAATTTTAAAATTCAAAAACCAGCAACAACACAAAAACTATTAAAAGGTACTCCTGCAGCAAAACAAATAACAGGTGCTGCAACACCTAAACAGTTACCAGGTGTTTCAACACCTAAACAGTTACCAGGTGTAAAGGCAAAAGGTTCTCTTCCAGTAGGTAAAGTAGGTGGTCCAATTACTTCAACTAATACTACTGCACGTAAGCAGATATTAGATGCTGGAAAACCTAAAGCACCTACGAAAGCAACTAATACTCCTTCCTTTAATAAGGATGTTAAGACTGCTATTGCACAAGGACGTAAAACAAAAATTGGTAAGATAAAGAGATCTAATAACGTTAAACTTACCACTGCATTTGCTTCAGGTGTATTAGGTGGATCGGTACACACTTCATGGAAATCTGATAAGAAAGGTGGAGAATCTTCTGTTGCTGATGCTTCTGCAATTGCAGCATCAGGTGGAACAGGTACAACGGTAGGATCTGCAGTTGGAAAGGCTGCTGGTGCAGTTGGAAAGGCACCTGGAAAAGCAGGTACAGTTGGTGCTAAAGTTGGTGCTAAAGTTGGTGGTGATGGTGGTAAAGCAGCATGGTTAGCAAAGACTGCTAATAGTCCAGCAGCTAAATCGGGTGTGTTTAGTGATGATGAAAGATGGGAAACTCATAAAAAAAGTAAAAAGAAGTGAATTAAATGACAGTAGCATCACCCTTTAGGAATCAGATAGATAATAGAAATTTTTTATCTGGAATAGGTTTCAAGTTTAATCTTGCAAAATATCCCAAAGTTGACTTTTTTTCAAATAGTGCTAAAATACCAGAAATATCTTTAGAACTTGCTAAACAACCAACATATCTAAAAGATATTGATGTACCTGGTGAGAAGTTAACTTATGGTGATTTTACTTTAAGATTCTTAGTTGATGAGAATATGGAAAACTATATGGCAGTATATAATTGGCTGACAGGATTAGGATTTCCAGAAACAACACAACAATTTAAAGAACTAACCACAGATGATGCAAATCAAAGAGATTTGACTGAAGCATTCTGTGATGGAACTCTTAGGATTTTAAACAGTAATTATAGAGAAATTGCAAAAGTAAAATTCCAAGATTTATTTCCAATATCACTTACATCATTAAACTTTGATGCAACTAGCCCAGATATACAATACTTTACAGCAGAAGCATCTTTCAAGTATACTATTTACGATTTGATTAGTTCTACTTAAATGAACCTTGACAAAATTCAGGAGATGTGGGAGCGTGATGCTGTCATTGATCCTGATAATCTACATGATGAATCATTGAAGATTCCACAATTACATGCAAAGTATTATACAGTTTATAATACGATTACTTTATTGCGTGAGAAAGCAAGAGAACAATATAATAAAGTTAGATTAGAAAGGCACAATTATTATACTGGTAAAGCACCAGCAGAAGTTTATATTGAAGAACCTTTTGGATATAAGGTAAGAGAAAAAGATGCTATACAAAGATATATGGATGCAGATGAAAAAGTTCAAAAGATAGATCTTAAAATAAGATATTATGATACTTCATTAAAATTCTTAGAAGAGATTATTAAAAATATTTCTAACAGAACATTTCAAATTAAGAACGCAATTGAGTGGAATAAGTTCCAGGCAGGTATGTAAATTATAAATATATGAGTAGATCTAATATTAGACGATGAAACCTACTCCAAAAGAAAGTCAGAAAATTCATGAGAATTATAAGAAGGTTGTGAATCATCTTATTGAAGAGAAGTATGCTTTAAATGAAGAAGCAGCAGATAAGATTATTTCAGGAATGAGTCAAGATTGGTTTGATACTATTATCGGATAAATGAAATCATTTGAAAATTTTACAGAAAACGCAGCAGTTCGTGCCGTTTTTAAAAATCCATTTACTAAAAGAGTAGCAGCCAAAGTTGGTGGAGCAGTTCTTGCTGCTAAAAGTGGTGAAGAACTTCTTAAAAAGTTATTTGGGACTAAAGATAATCCTCCTTCTGGTATGAGAGATGTTTATAATAAAGATGTTACCAGTAATGCAGATTTTGATGGTACTTTAAATCCCTCTGGTGATCAAAAAACAAAACCAACATTAAAACAATTACAACAAGGAGTAAAACAGAGAAATAAAGAAAATAATAAGGAGAAAAAATAAGTCTCTAAATAATCCTACATTGGTATAGGATTATGAGTCATTTGATTATATCAAAAAAGAATGAGGTATATCTGTACATAGAAGCAGATACTCATGTATATTATGAATTATCCGATCAATTCACTTTTGAAGTGCCTGGTGCAAAATTTATGCCGCACTATCAAAAGAAGTATTGGGATGGTAAGATACGATTATTTAATATTCAGAAAGGAGAAATATATGTTGGACTATTAGATAAAATAGTTCAATTTTGTAAGAATCATGATTATACTTATGAATTTAAAGATAGTAAACATTATGGAACACCTTTTGAGGTAAATCCAACTATCTCTAAAGAAGGTGTAAAAGATTATATGAATGCTATCTCTAAATATCAACCCAGAGATTATCAGATTGATGGAGTATACGACGCTTTACGACATAATAGAAAATTATTGATATCTCCAACTGCTTCAGGTAAGTCGTTGATGATATATTCGATTGTGAGATATTACGTTGAAAGAAAACAAAATACTCTGATAGTTGTTCCAACGACTTCCCTTGTAGAGCAAATGTATAAAGACTTTGCAGACTATGGATGGGATGTTGGTTCATATTGCCACAAAATATATGCTGGTAGAGAAAGAGAAACGGATTCTCAAGTTATAATTACTACTTGGCAATCTATCTACAAACTACCTCGTCAATATTTTGAAAGGTTTTCTGTTGTAGTTGGGGATGAGGCTCACCAATTTAAGTCGAAGTCATTAGTATCTATAATGACCAAACTTGCAGATGCTAAATTTCGTTATGGTTTTACAGGAACACTTGATGGATCTCAAACTCATAAATTAGTTCTTGAGGGATTGTTTGGACCTTCCTATAAGATCATTAAAACTGATGAGTTAATGAAGAAAGGGCATTTGGCTAAACTGGATATCAATGTGCTTCTATTGAAACACCCACCGAATAAATTTGAGAACTTTGAAGAAGAAGTTCAATATATTATTAATCATAACCGTAGAAATAACTTTATTAAAAATCTTGCATTAGATCTAAAAGGTAATACTCTCATATTATTTGTGGGATCATTAGAAGTTCTGTTACCTATACCTATAATTAAATCTGCTTCGGCAGCTTTACCTGTCTTTGAATTTTCCATCATATCAAATGATATATGATCTCTATTGTGTGCATCTGCTGATGCCTGTGATATAGCAATTACTACGCATTCTCTTCTCTTTGCTATCTCCCTAGCACCTGTATATATTGCTCGTAACTTTTCATCTGTCCTTGCAAATGTACCTTTAACATTAACTTTATCTAACTGATCTATTACAATTATATCTGGTTTATGTTTTTCACAATGACTATCTATATCATCTAAAGTCCAATCAACAGTGTCAATCATTTTAATATTATCTTTTATCTTTCCCCATTCAGTTTGTACATCACTAGGATTTTCTGTTATTTGTTCTTTATTATACCCAGTAAAACAACTGATGGCTCTCATTTGTGTACGAACTGCAGGCTCCTCATTAATAAACGCATGCACCTTTGCACCTTGTTCAGCAAATCCATATGGTGCTGATACTAAACTTACCCAGAATGCTGTCTTACCTACCTCTGGTCTAGCAAATGCTATCATTAAATTTCCTGGTCCAATTCCCCCTATATTATTTTTTAATATAGTTAAATTGAATTGCCATTTACTTACTACATTTAATTTATCAAGTAATTCTACTACATTATTTGTAACCGCATCTAATTTTTCTGCAGGTAATCCTGTTTTATATTTTTCTATTATAGATAGAATAGTATTAAAGTCTGCTGGTTTACCATTAAATATTTCAGTAGCTTCTACTGCAATCCTTTGAGCCACATCTCTCTCACTTAATATCTTTACAATATCATCTGCTATTTCTTTTGATGGCTCGTGTGTTTCTTTTATATCTTCTATTAATTCACTTAGTTGTTCTTTGGCTGCCCTAGTTATTGCAGGATTATATACTGTAGTATGTAAAGAATATAATTCATCAATGTTTATATCAGTATCGTACTTATCATGTGCCTTCTGTATTGTATCAAATAAAGAACCAAAGTTTCCTTGTAATACGTTACGAGTTATACTACCCTTGTATTGTGTATAAAATTTTTTGCCTAGTAATAGTTTTATTATTTGTTTTTCTATCATTTAATACTCTTTTTATGTTGCCAAATATTATTATTAAATACTCTAATTAATCTTGATAATTCTACTGTTTGTTCTTTACCAAATTTATCTTGAAATATAACTTTGCAATTATCACAAGGTAATTTATTATTTTTCCATACTAATACTACATTATTTTTTTTCATTTAATTTTTCCTCTAGTATTCTACCTATCATATCTACTTTAGCATCATCCCTTGTATTCCAAGTTGATTTATTACTTTCGTGTATATCATACTTCCAACTATTCCAATCATCTAATATTTCTTGTATCATTTCTTTAGTCATTAAACATCTCCTTTATTTCTTCTGTACTAAAATATTTTAAATCATCTGACAATGGTTTAACATGTACATTCTGTAATCCATAAGATTTTAATTCATTAGCTATGCCATATGATTTCTTTGTTGCGTCTCTATCTAATCCTACATATATCTTATCGTATTGTTTTAGATATTGTTTATGAGATTCCTTTAATGATGTACCAAGTATAGCCACACCTGTAAGTATATTAGATACTGCACAAGCTGAAGCACAATCTTCTACTATGATTGCTTCCTTATGTTCTTCTAATCCACATTTAAAAGGTACATCTTTGTTACCATACATATACCATTTAGGATATGTCATAGAATTTAATGCTCTACCTACTGCACCTACTATTTTATGTGATATCCTGTTCTTAACTAAAAATACGACTCGGTCTTGTTTCACATCATATTTAATATCTGCTCTACCCCAAGACCAAGCCTCCCAACAATTATTTTTATGTATATATTTTTTAGCTTTATCATTTGAATCTAATATCTTAAAGCTATCTGGTACTATAAATTCTGTATCTGAACTTTCTTCTTTCTGTTTGAATGTAGCATTCACATAGTTCATATTCTTTTCTCCTTGATATTTTCCTTTAGCACTACAAGACGCATGAAAGCAATACCAATTAATATTATTATTCATTGTGTCTATTGATAGTGTATTCTTACCATTACAAAATGGACAATCCATTCTCATTGATGTATCTGGTGGAATAAATAATCCTGTTACTACTTCTAGTTGTTGTTTGTAATTCAAATGTTTACTTCCTCGTATGTAAGCATGTATCTATTCTTTGCATAGAAGTTTCCATCTTCTTCAACCTTCATTAAATTTTCACTTAAATAAAAAGCTGTTTGGTTTTCTACTTCCTCAATCGTTGGTTCGTTTTCGAATGGTATTATTGCTACTGCTTCTATTCCCATGCCGACTAGTCTTATTTTGTATTTTTTCATTGTCTATTCCCTTATCATATTTTTCTTTA